CCATGTCCTCGAGGCACTCAGTACGAGCGCCTTTACTTCCATCCGTTGGAGTTCTCTATTCCATCGGGTCCTGCCTATTACGGGCGGGTTGGGAGAGTAAGTGGTTAGCGTGAGAGAAGGCAGCGGGTCCATCATCGGCGAGAGGGGGATTAATTTCCTCTGCGCCTCCGGTATCCGCTCGACCATGTAATCGGCCAGGTTTATGAGCCAGGCTTTGTGAGCGTTGTTGCTAACAACAACCCACGACACAAGGTCTTCGCCCGTTTGTCCAGGCTGGAAATCACGCAAGTAGAGGGGTGTCACCTCGACACCCATAAATGCGTCCATCCCGCAACTTTCGCGGAAATGGCCCTGCCAATGCGTCTTCGACGCATTTAACTTGAGTTGACAATGAGTCAAGAGCAAGTCAAGACTACTGACTGATGACGACGGAAGAATTATGTCGTCACCAAAAACGCGGACCCTACGTGCAACGGACATAATATTCCTGTCCGAGACACGCGACCCTTCGTCGTACAACACGCAAGCTATTGCCATTGCGGCATACACTAGCGATTGCACTGGAAAGGTAACGCCAGACCCCATGGGGGCGAACTTCCTAAGAAGAAGGAAGTCTTCCTCGCCAGCGGGCACGCCGTCAGAATCCCGCACACTAACTGTGCACGTTCTCGTACGGCAGGCCCACAAGGCATCAAGAATCGTTCCGTTATACTGGAACGCTCTCTCAACCACCCAGCAGGAGAGACGGTCACTCGCCGATGATAAGTCGACGGTGGCATCTTCCCCTGTTGAAGAAGCTCTCAGACAGTGGTCCCGTGAGGGACCCTGATTCTGAAAGTCTACACAGAGTCTTAAGGCTTTAGGCAAGACTTGCCTAAGCCAGGCCATCAGTGAGTGTTGAATCCACTGATGCGCCGTGGGTTCTGAGGCGATCATTCGAGGACCTTTCAAAGTTTTTGGAACGGCAATAAGCCGTGCCGGGACTTCTAAGGTACTGTACTCAATCGGATCAGTGATGTCCAAATCTTCACGAGACCTGGCAAAGTAGTTGTGCGGAAAAAGCACTTCTAGTTTGTCGGGCCAGGTGGGAAACAGGTACTTATCTGCTCCTGACTTGGCATCTGCCACAGCTCCGGGTCCATGAGATGGTCGTAACTTTCCGACATCGAGTACGGGCAGCTTAGAAAACAGCCGCCCGCATACCCTATCGAGAGTACGTAACAGTGCTCTCGAACAAAGGTCACGGTCTGTGACCATCGTGTCTTCTCTGGAGTGGCCGTCGATGAAGGAGAGCCTTGGATACTTTGATCTTCCAAGGTCGTCCCCATCAGCCCAAGAATAAGTAGGCTGACGGAGATTCCGATCAATCGCGACAAAGTCGTTGACTTCTTTTGCAATGGCTGCATTGCTGCAGTCCTTTCTTACTTTCTTGGCCAAATACAAGACTTGGCGCAGAAAGTACACTGAAGAAGCGTCGACATCCAGTCGTAACGTACCATCACTCGGCTCGAAGACCAACTCAAACAAACCCGAAAGGAATTCTCGGGCCGACCAACTAGTTACCTCACCGAGGCTCCCAGGCAGTCGAAATACATTGATCTTGCCACGTGAAAGAGCCTTATCAACAATCTTCCCGGTTTCAACCAGGTCAATCATTAGGAAGGATTCCAACGCGGCATTGCCGAGTAGGCTTAATCGCAATAGATCGCGATCAGCCATTTTGCGTAGATCAGGTCTCCACGCTACCACATCTCTAAACATGGCAGCATAAAGCGCAAGATCTACCTCTGCACTAGTCCTTTTCATGCGAACCCCTAAAGGTTGGCAATGACTAGGCGAAATCTGCCGGGTGCTCCTCACGGAGTTCCCGCCCACTCAACTAAGGTGGGATGCAGCAGGAAGGACCTAGGACTGACGTCCCACAATCTTCGTGATCGTGGCGTCAGAGAGGAAATCCACGACCGCTTCGGTCGTATCCTCCGACTCTTCCTGGTCCTGGGTGGCATTATCTGTTCTAATTGCCATCCACGCGATGGCCGTACGCAAGAGTGCGTAGGGCGCCGCCGAGTCATACTTCGCGACTTCAAGTCGGAAGAGATGTGACTCGCCGGGCAGACCGCGCTTCGGGATCGTATGCTTGACTATAACGTCAAAGGTACGATTCGAAGTGGCTCGGTCGTCCAGATAGTATTGGGCGCCGAATCCGTCCTGGTTGACACGGTTAAGTGTCTTTGCAACAGCGTCAAACGTGACGCTGATTGTATCGCCAAGCATTGGTAGACTCCTTTTTCAGGATTTGCCGTCTCGCGACGGTAGCCAACGGTATCGTTACGAAGCGATACCAGAGGGGAGTTTCCCGCGACTGCGGGTGATCGCTAATGCACCGATAATCGACATCTGCTTGCCCGTGAGAAACGGGGTAAAAGCAAATGACGGTGCGGGGTGACCAAAGGGTACACGCAGCTTCTCCGAACTTCGCAGCTCGGAGTATGACGCCGAAATAGTGGGCGCCACTAATACTGGCTCCAGAATAGAGCGGTGGACCCTCTTCGCCATGAGATTCAGTCGAGTAACTTCTAGGTGTTGAAGCCCAGCAGTTGCCTCGATAAAGTCTCCGACGTTGAGGAAGTAATCCGCCAGCCAGGACCATGGGAGGTAATCCCACACGACCCAAGGCTCAGATAAAAGCCCAGTCACTGTCTTCTCAGACAGCTCCTGAAGTTCTGCGTTACCGAGAATCGGATCCTTCAGCTTAGCATTTGCTGAGAACCAAATGTCTTCGGTAATAAAATGCTTCACACGGGCGGAATAACCATCTCCGCCGTAAAGTGCTGCATCTGTGTACTCTGACGTGATACCGGAGTGTAATTTCCGGTGCA